GATCAGTAATACGCAGACTTTCAATATTGAACTCAAGATCTACTTTTTGACCCACACCACTGCTGCTACGAGTTTTCATCAACTGTATTTGATATCTACCACGCTCGCGCATGGCTCTTGAAGTAAAGATACCAAACACATTATCTGCTGTGTTAATTTTACTGATACCACCCGAAATATGACTATGGTCAAATTCAATTTCTTCTACTGCTGATCTGTTCAACTGCGATGCAGTGATCATTAGTATGTTAAATTCTCTAGCTAGGTTTCTTAGTTCTTCTGAAACATATTTGTCTTTAACAAACAAGTCACTAGGACTGACTTTGGCACTAACAGGCATAACTAGATCAAGATAGTCAACCATAATAAAGTCAGTCTTTTGACCTGTCTGTATTTCTAGTTCTTTGAGATAAGCACGAATATGATTAACATTACTTTGTGCTGGCATATATTTGATACGCAATTTACCCGACTTCTTGCCTACCATACGAATCTTCATTTCTAGAGTGTCTAGGTCTCGGAAGATTTCTTTTGTGCTGCAATTGGCCACCATGGCATCCATACGCATAGCACAGAGTTCTTCGCTAAGTTCTAGTGTAAGGAACACACCATTTAATCCGGCTGTGATCCAGTTGATTGCGATATTCTGCATGAACAAACTTTTACCTGAGCCCGAACCGCCAGCAAAAATATTAAGCTCGCCACGATTCATGCCTCCAAATAGTCGTTGATCCATGGTAGGCCAACCTGTGCTTACTTGTCCGTTGTTGCTTTTGATTTTCATCAATCTGGCTCTAGGATCTTCAAAATAGTCTGTACCCATGTCTTTGGTAAGACTAATTTGTACGGCGTCTTTGATTAGTTTTTCTACAGGATCAAAGTCACCTCGTTCAATCATGTCTGCTGCTTTTAAAATAGCTCGCTCTAGTTCTTGTTTGCGACTGAATCCTTCAAATTCAGTTAAGAACCAGTCGTAATGTCCTTCTCTAAGTTCAGGCACCTCTTTAAGAATGACTCCTGTGGCAGCTTGTATCTGTTCTCTAGTAGGAAGTGTTTTGTGGTCGTCGCTGTGTTTTTTAATAAAGCGAGCAGTCTCTCTGAGACTGCGATCAAAGTTTTCTGCGTTATAAATGTTTTGAACACGCACGTATGTTTCTGCGTCTTCGAGCATCATCTCCAAGAACAACTTTTGAATTTCTGGATTATAATCTTTCATATTGTATTATATAGTTTTTTCTTCTTAAGCTCAATTCGAAGTCTACTAGTTTCACGAGCTGCTAGTATGCTTTTTAAAACAAATAGTTTGCCATATTTTATCACAGCATCATTTATATCTTTGCATGTTTCCTGCCACACAGGAAAACTCACAGTCCAGCCTGCTTCTACGGCACGATCGACTAATTTGCGCCCGGCACGATCTACATCTGGGACTACAATCACTTCACGCTGTAATCTATCTATTTGTTCAATCTGTGTGTCAGATATTTCTGAGCCACTAACTGCAATACCATCAATGCTAATAGCATCAAATGGTCCTTCGCATACCACAACAAACTTCCAATCAGGCTGCTGGTTATCTAAATTAAACACGAAGTCCGCTGGGTGACTGCTCCAATATTTAGGTTTGATTCCATCCGCTATTGCTCTACTGGTATAACCTACTATTTCTTTTTTATAATAATATGGTATTACAATTCTGCGATGCAAGTTGTAGGCTTCTTCGGGTGTCCAATAAAATTCGTACCGGTTTAAGTCAATTGATCTACGATGCACATATTCTATTGCAGCAAGTAATTCTGCCGGAACATTGTTATAGTCGCCAATGCTGTAAAAGTTAGCTAATTCAACTACATTTCGTGCCTGTTCAGGCAATGTTCTGGCTTCATACGCAATCTCTTGTTCAGGTTCCGATTGCAGTTGTTCGGGTGCAACTATTTCTCGTAATCGAACTGCATCAATAACCAGTCTACGCACAGTTAGATCATCTGCGCCTAACCAAGAAAGCAATTTACGAAACTTGAATGTTAAATGCCGGCCAGGAACAAAACTGGCTTTGAAGCCACAATTAAAGCAATGATAACTTACAGCACCTGCATTGGTTTTTATACCACCTCTACCTCTAGTGTCAGCAGTTTCTCCATTGTGTACACAACAAGGTGCGTTAAAACTGGTCCAGCCATTCTGACCCGTTTTTTTGCGGGCAGGCAACAATTGCAACACTGATTGCTGGATAGAATCTAACATCGTGTTATTATATACTAAACTTTTAGTTTAGCCAACTTTAATGATTGTAAAAGTTTTATGTAGAACCAACCAATATCAAATTCCCACCATTGGCGGCTTAGTCGTGGGCTAGCTGGATCTAAATGGTGATTGTTGTGCAGTTCTTCGCCGCCCACAACGATACCCCACGGACTGATATTTCTAGATTGATCTCGTGTTTCGCCATTTCTATACCCCCACCAGTGTGCAACACCATTTATAACTCCTGCGGCCCAGAACGGTATCCATAGCATCTGTATGCCCCATATCAAGGCGCCAATCCCGCCAAAGACGGCAAGGTTGAACACAAGGCAAAGGCCAATGCCAAGTCGGCTGTGAGGAGTGTATAGTTTGCGCTCGATCCAATCATCAGGAGTGCCACGACCGTAAGTATTGACCATTTCCGTATCTTTGCTTGCTGCATGATATAATACTGCCCCTTTAAAGAATACCTGCCCGATTCCGTACACATGTGGACTGTGCGGATCACCGGGCTCGTCACTGTATCTGTGATGAGCACGATGCACAGCCACCCATTGCTTTGTGACCATGCCAGTGGTCAGCCATAACCAAAAACGCATGAAGTGTGAGATCGCAGGATGGAATTCTACGCCACGGTGTGCTTGACTGCGGTGTAGGTACAAAGTAACACACACAATTGTAATGTGAGTTACAATAAGAGTGAATAGTATAATTGTCATGATACTATACTTAGTATTTTTATCTTGGTTACAATTTTACAATAAGTACAGTTATCATGTCAGATAATAATACACTTACTCCACTTTACCATTTTACTAGTCCAGTTTATGTAATTGAAAAACCAGAGTTCTTGGAGCCTGTTAGACGAATATCAATGGACTATTTGGCAAAAAGAAAAGACGATAAAGAACTACCACCGTTGAATCCAATGTACCCTGCACAAACTGCAGGATTCTTTCACGAGCCAGAACTTAAAGACTTCACTGGTTTCATCGCAGAATGTGCTTGGGCCATACTTGAAGAACAAGGGCACGATGTAAAAAATCTTGCCACTTACTTTCAAGAAATGTGGTGCCAAGAACATCAAAAATGGAATGGTCATGAAGAACATATACATAACCACGGTGCACATATTACAGGATTCTATTTTGTTGATGCACCTGCAGGCGGATGTCAAGTCATGATTCACGATCCACGCCCAGGTCGTATGCAGGTGATCTTACCCGAAGCAGACTTGAACAAGATTACTATTGCAAGTTCTAAAGTGCTGTTTAATCCAAAGCCAGGGTCAATGTATTTTATTAATTCTTGGTTGCCACACAGCGTTACTCGCAATCCAATTGATGAACCTACTAGATTGGTACATTTTAATCTTGGGGTGCGTCCATCAGCAAAATCATCTAAACCGCCAGCAGTGGTACTATGAACAAGTATCACATAAGATTTAACAAATCAAGAGGTCAAGCGGGACGTGGTACTATGGATCATGTTTGGCGTGTGTTTGAGAATGGCAAAGAATACCTGGCCAAGAATGTTCAAATGAATGTGCCTACTTATAGCGAAGTAACTGGAAATGGTTCAGGTGGGGACGATTGGAATATTGCTTGCGAAGGTTATATGACCGTAGAAGCCGAAACTGCTACGGTCATTATTAATGCTACTCGAGATTAAACTGCTGTTGCAGCGCCAACCCAATCATTTGCGTGATCAAAATCACCTGAATTTAGGTCTTTAGCATACTTCGCAGCCAGTGCATCTGCTTCAACTTGATCCACACACTCTGCAGGACTTCCATACTTTTTACGGGTGTTAGTGTCTGCATTGGTTACAGTTCTTTCTTTCTTGGCTGATGTTGCTGTGATGTTAAATTGTGCCATTTAAATTTCCTTGTTATATTAAATTGTTTGTTAATTCTGAATCATCCACTTGTCTGTTTCAATCTTTAAGATTGTGACATAAGTGTCTACTGGTACGTTGATACTGTTATCAGCACCAAACTTACTTAAAATCAATGTGGATGTCACACTGTCAACCGGACTAATCACTGTTGAATTGCCAGAACCTGTGACCAGTGTAACAACTGTGCCAATTGGGAACGCTACATTGGCGTTGATATCAATTAACACATTACCAGTGCCTGTTTTGTAAACATGCTTGCCTGCGTCAGTTAACGCCAGTGTGTAATCACCGTTGGCAGTTACAGCGTTTTGTGGCATCTGTGGGGCACGAATAACTTCTTTGGTATTTGGATCATAGAACACTGAAGTTAATACAGTGCCAGAATCTGGAGCAGCACATGAGGTAACGTCAAATTCACGAACTGGGTTTACGTAGAAGCCAGCGTTTTCAGGATCCAATGAATTGCAGTCAGCATTAATTGCGATACTGTTTGCGACCTGACCGCATTCACCTGCATATGGACCAATAGCAACAGAGTAGTCACCTTGTGAGGAACAGCATCCATATCCGGCACGATAACCAATAGCAACAGCATATTGACCTTGGCTATATCTTCCTGCAAAGTTAGCAATAGCAACAGCATTGGTGCCTTGGCAGTCTTCGCCAGACTGTTTACCAACTGCAACAGCTCCGTTGTTTTGATTGCAACGACCTGCACTGCGTCCGACAGCCACTGCACTAAACTCTTGACAGTTTCTGCCTGCGTCTCGACCAATAGCAATGGCGTGATATGATTGACAGTTTTCACCAGCATAAGCACCAATTGCCACAGCGTATCCACACAACCAAGGACCTTGACCTTGGTCACAGTTACCTGCACGATGGCCGATAGCTACACTGTACTCACTTTGGCAACATTCGCCTGCTTGATCGCCGATGGCTATGGCATACTGTTCTTGGCAGCAATCACCTGCTTCACTTCCGATAGCTATGGCATAGTCGCCTTGGCAGTCTTCGCCTGCACTATAGCCAATGGCTACGGCATTTTGTCCTTGGCTGCTATCACCTGCACACTGTCCGATAGCTATAGCATTGCAGCCAGCTTCGCCTGTGCCTTGAAATGGCAAACAGTTCCAGTTGTCTGTTCCGTTGCCCACTTTAATAAGTCCGCGACACAAATCAAGCCCTGGTTCGCCCTGACTTAATGTAGGGTTAGTGTTTTGCCAGTTTGTTGCGGTATCACGTCTAAATTGTATTTTAGTTGCCATTTTTGTATATCTCCGATATTGTTATTTATATTCGTTTTGTGTCATTTGCATCATGATGGGAAATATGTACTTGTAGCATTATACCAATCGCTCAATACTGATCAAGTTGTTGTCGTAAAGATCACCTATCTGCATTGTGATGCGATAGGCTCTAGTGTTGGTTGTGTCAGTTATAATGTAAGTTGCCATATCACCGGAACCAGTAAAGTTCCAACCAAACAGTGAAGCCGAAGGCGTGGTAGTGATTGTGCCAAAAGTCATTGAGCCACCGGTACCAGCAGCGTTAGCATAGGTGCCAGCTATTCTCATACT